GTAGCCTATGCGATCTCATTAACCTAAATCTCCTACAGTTGCACCATATAATGTAGTCCCAACTTTAAATAATTCTATTGCTGTTGGTGTAGCTCCACCCAATGTTGGGGCAGAACCTCCTACCCAAGTCATTGTAGGCCAAGTCATCGTATAAGAGGAACCACTCGCAGTAACTATAAGAAGCATTGATTGCCCTGTAGTAAGAGAATCAGTAGCAGTTCTATTTGCTCCTAATGTCCAAGTTTGTATTGTTCCATTAATAGGATCTAAGGCTACTGAAGAGGCATCTGTTATTGCAAAAACTGTTTCGGTTATTTCTTTTTGAAAAATAACTTCACCTTGAAAAGTACCACCAGCAAGCGGCATTTTTGTAGAATCTGATTGTGCTGGTAAGTTTGTTAGGTTTGCTCCACTAATTGCTGGTAAAGTAGCAGGAAATCTAGCATCTGGTATTGTACCGCTAGTCAAATTACTAGCATTAAGACTGCTCAAATCTGCTGCTGGTAAATTAGTTAAATTTGCTCCACTTATTGCTGGTAGCGTACCAGTTATGTTAGCTGCTGGTATTGATGTTAAGTTTGCTGCTGAAGCTGCTGGTAATGTTGAGGGGAACCTTGCATCTGGTATTGTGCCAGATGATAAATTACTTGCATTTAAAGTACTACCATCTATATAATTTGCACCGTTTGTAAGTTGATTGTTATTAGTTGGTATTGTTGGCTTATTAAGTAAATCATTATAGTTAACAACATTAGAATTACTAGATACACTATTACCCATGTAACCATGTGCCGAGCATTGATAATGCAAAACTATTGGTGTTGTATCTGTAACAGCTATCTCTGTATATGCCCCACTTGTACCTGCTGTACCATTTGTAGTAACCCCTGTTGTATATGCTGTTGTCTTATCAGCTTCTAAATAAAACCGTAAAGGATGTCCAGAATTACTACTATCGGCTTGATCAAATCTATAAGTTCTGCCAGGTGTCAATGTGATAAAAGGTGCTTCATAGCCATCTATTTTATATCCGTTGCTTGATCCAGTACCGTTATATCTATGTGTAGCGGTTTTACTTGCAACAGTGACTATTAAGGTTTTTGTAGAACCTGTATATATTGCCTGCACTGTTGCAAAACCTCTTATATTTCCATCATTTTGTAATGTCAAATCACCTGTAAAAGTTGGGTTAGTACTAGAACCTGGGTCAACCCAACTTAAGTTACCACTTGAATCACTAGCTAAGACATAACCATTAACCGCTGCGTCTGTAGCTGGTAAAGTCCATACAACATTCGATGTAACTGTTGAAGGTGCTTTAAATCCTACATGATGTGACGAGTCAGAATCCAAATATCTAACTTCTTTTTGTCCTGATACAGAAAAGTGTTCTGATGATGTCCAAGAATCTGTACTATCTATCCAATTAAATGTCTTATCGGTAGATCCTTTTAAAGTTAAACCTCCTCCATCAGCAAGCGTATCTGAAGGCGTTGATACTTTACCTAATGTTATGTTTTTATCCTCAACATCTAAATTAGTAGTATTTACAGTTGTAGTCGTTCCGTTTACTGTAAAATCTCCTGTAACTACTGCATTGCCGCTTACATTTAAGTTTGTGCCTACTGTAAGATTTCCTGTTAATAATCTATTTGTATCAGGTATTGGTACATAATCGAGTGCTTGCCATGCAGTTGTGCCATCACCAATTTTAAATTTTTTTGTATCTGATTCTATACCCCATTCACCTGCAAGCAAAACAGTATTATTAGTAGTCCAATTACTAGCAGTATCCCTTCTTTGTTTTTGTAATGCTGTTATTGTAATAGTCATACTAAAAGAGAATTCCCTGAGTCTATTATATTAGTTCTAACAGGTGTTGAGCTACTTGTTAAGGCATCAAGTAAAGTAGATCTTGTAGTTGAGGATGAATCGCCAGCATCATATACTAGATCACCTCTTTCAAGAGGTACAGTTTTTAGTTCTACTTGTACGTTCCATCTACTCGGTATACTGTCTGTAATAGTAGGCGGTGTTGAATATATCCATGCAAAATCATTTGCTAAAGGTACAGGAGGTGTTGCGTAACCATTCCATGTTGAAGAAGTTAAAAAGAAATTCTCAAAACTACCACTCTGACCATCAAAATGTGTTCTGATTAAATTTACTTGTGTTTCTGTTAAATGTGCAAAGCTTAATTGTAATACTTGTTCAACACGTCTATTACCCCTCCTGTAACCAGTAGTAACACCATTTAATGAAGATTGTAATACATTAGGAAAGTCACCAGTGATTAACAATCTACTACTAGGGACAATAGAAGGAAAAGTAGCCATTATAAAGGTATAGTAACTAATTCAACAGATATGCTATATCTATTGGGCGCTGATAATGCTATATTTAAAGGTCTTAAATATCTCCATTTATAATTACTGCTGTCTACAGGTGGTGTAGACCATTTTGACCATATAATTGCTGACAAATCAAACGCTTCAATAGTTCCATTTTGATCATTAAAATGTGTAAGTATGCTTTGCGCTTCTGATTCTGTCAAATGTTCATAGTCAATACGTAAAATTTGCTCTATTCTTTTATTTGCTAATTTAAATCTTACATCTGAACCGCTTAAAGCTTGATGTATATTTTGCGGATAATCACCATAATCAAGTGATGTTCTTAATGGCTCTAAAGAAGGGAAAGTAGTCATTGTAAAACAGTAAAAGTACCAGTAGTTATTTCCTTAGATATTTCAGCAATATCGTTACTATCTAATGGGAAATGTGAAGCTTGTATACTACTTATGCCGTTATTATCATATGTAATGCTTGTAACCTGATAATAATTAGTTTCTGTTCTATCATCACCTACACTATTTTTTCTTTGTAATTCCAGCTTTATAATATCAGTAGGTATTAAAGAAGTTGTTAGTAAAGGCGTACTAAAAGCTATATCATGTGTACTATGCTTACGTCTTGCTAATTCATATTTTGCATACAAGATTGAATGATTTACATCAGTACAAAATTCAGATAAATCATATTGTTCAGTTGGAGAATCTAAAGCACTGCTTGTAAATCTTACACTTACAGTTTTACGTCTTGCTACTTCAGTCGGTATACAATCTGTATAAATACAATTAACAACAATATCTCTCCTATCTTCTACATTTAAATATATTTTTTTAAATGAATTAGGCAATATATTAGCCTCTGTAAATGTAGCAACAGGTGTTAATGCTGTTGTATCAATTTGATTGCTACTATTTATAGGTAAAATTGATGCAAATTGGTATTTACCACCTACTGATAAAAAAGACAATAAATAAAATGGTGCAACACTTGAAATAAATTCAATAATATTAACAGCTTTTGAAATAATGCCATTAAAAAACATACTATTATTAGTACAAAAACTAGATAAATTTTGTAAGTTAGAAAGTTCTACAGGTGCTACTATTGCTGCTGTATTATTACCATCAATTTTTTTATATATTTTAAACAAATACATTGCTAAATCTATAAATTGATTACTTGCGCCTACTGTATAACTAGAACCTGTTAAACCTGAACTAAATAAATCAACTTTTACACCTTGCTCATAAAAAATATAAAGCTGTTTTGTTGAGCTTGGGAAAGTACCTGATGAAGGCTGTTCATATAAGTTACCAGTTGTCGCTAAAAATGTAATATCAGCAAAACTACTATTATCATTAGATGTATTTTGTATAGTTGTACTTGTGCCAATTATAGTTTCTTCTTGTACACCTTCTAAAGTACCTGTACTTGCTGGATTACTTGCGTTTGTTTGTGTATTAAGTGAAACAAAAGTATGTTTAAAAATAAATTTCGTTCTACCGTTACTTACTCCTTGTAATGAAGTTAATGTTGAACCTGTAAAAGGTGGTATTAATGTTGTACCTATACCAAAAACCTGCGCTGCACTTTCTATAGTACCAACTGTTTTTCCACCAATTAAATTAAAACTAGAGTCATATCTAGCATTAAAAATAAATTGCATAGTACCAAACCCTAAAAAGGATTGATAAGCTGTTGTAACATTTGCACCTGTTTCAGCATCAAAAACTTGCAATGACATAACAAAAGTTGTATTTGAAGTATCGCCTGACCCTCTAGTAAGTGTTCTCGTATCAAAAAATTCTACGGCTCGATCTGGTGTTCTTGACAAGCTTGAGCCTGATGGTTTTATTATTTCTGATAAATAAGAATAAATATCATTACCACAATATAAACCAGTACCACTAATAGGACATGAGTTAGGCGTACTAGCTAATGTCGCTGCTGTACTATATAAATGATTTACTGTTATAGATTGATCCTCTAAAAAAATTAGTTTTTTCAAACCAGCAAATGCTTTAGCTTTGTCAGGTGAGCTAGCAATATCACCTTGAGATATAACATAAATTAATTTCTGATTAAAAAAATCTGTGCCTGCTTTTATTAAGCTTGGTTGCATCCATATACCACCAATATTATTAGTCCTTTTTCCAAAAATTATAGGAACAGTTTCAGCAGTATTTGCTATTTTTTGTGAAACATCTAAATTACTGTTTGGGTGTTTAAAATTTTCTAAGCTTTCATCTAGTATTTGTATATTTTGTGATACTTTTGCTTTTCGTTGCCTTCTACCTTTGAATGCCCCACCTTTATAAATAGTTCCTATTGGTACGGGATCTCCATGCCCTCCTATATATCTATTAGTACCTTTTACAAACCCCGTAGTAGGATCAATAATTTCTTCAATACGACTTGTTCTACTTACTGCCATAATACAAAATTATTCGTTCTCAATATTTTTAATATAACTTAAAAGCACTACTGGTACTAATATTGTTGAACTAATAATAGTTTTAATTTTTTTTGTGCCTGTCAATATAGTTCCCTCTGATGTTTTATATACTTTTTTATTATCAATTACAAAACCTTTTACATTAGTAACTTCTGTACCATCTTCTAATATTGCATTAATATCCATAGCAAAAAACATAACACTCATGTTGCTATAAACCTCCCTAATAAGTCACTACTTATACGCCTAGTTGGTACTTGCGCTTTTTGTTTTGAAATTGCAGGTGTTACAGACCATGTAACGGTAGTATCATTAATATTTGCATTATCTATTGTACCGTTATATCTAGAAACTAAACTAGCAGAATTACTAAATTGATTTTGACCTATTGATTGTAAATAAAGAGATGCAATAACTAAACTATCACCTGTCAATGCTGTATCTGTTAAATCTACAATACTAGCAGTTGCAGCAATATTAACAGTTAGTGTATTTATATCACTTGCTTCAGTAGAAGCAAAACCATTAGCATCAAAAGCAAGATATGAGAATCCTATATTTTGATCGATAGCTGTATCTGCTGTAAGGTTTTGTTCTAGTTGATAAAAATTTTGGTAAGCTAATGTAGGAGATCTTTTACCATTACTATCTAAAACATTAGTTTTATCTTCATAATATTCTAAGAAAGTTAAGATATCAAAATTAGCCATTAATCTAGATAATAAGTTACTCCACCAGCTTGTAAATAATTCATTGTTTGCGAAACACTACTTTGAACTGCGTTTTGCAAATCGTTAGTGGTTACATAATTTGTATTATTCATTTGAACTACATTACCCGTCTGAATATTAATATTAGGATTTCTTGGAGTAGTTTGTTTTATTTCAAAACCTCCTGATGGCAGTTGAACAGTTTGTAATGAATTGCTACTTGGTTGAGCTATAATTTCTGGAACGCTCATGCCAGCATATTGTGCGCCTACATTTCCAACACTAAAATCAGTTGTAGTATATCCATCTGTTTTAGGTAAAGCTGCTAATATATCATCAAGGGATTGAGTCTGTGAACTAGAATTTACTGCTGTTGAAGTAGTTGTTGAAGCAGTTGTTGTAGGAGTAGTTGCAATGTTAGTTGTAGCCAAAGCAGATTGTTCTCCTCTTAACTTTGCTATTAAATTTAAAGCACCTTTAACGGCAGAAATAAGCAAATCAAATGGACGCAATGCGGCTCTAATTGCTATTTTTACAATATTAGGTAATCTGTCAAATGCATTTTTCGCTATATCCATAGCTTTATTAAAAATATTTCCAATGAAATCTGTAAAAGGTTTTAAAAATTCTGCAATATTGTTTATTATATTTCCAATAGATTCCTTTACTCCAATAAAAAAATTAACAATAAATTCACCAGCAGCTTCAAAACCACCAATTATTTGATCTTTAAATTTAAATATTAAA